TCGGTGCTCGAGCACCTGGCCTGCAATATCGCCCGCTATCACCTGTGGGCAGACGGCGCCTCGGAGGCGGTGAAACAGCGCCGCGACGAGGCGGTGAAATTCCTCACCGCCATCGCCGCCGGCCGGGTCAGTCTCGGCCTGTCCGACAGCGGCACCCGCGCCACGCCCAGCGACGGCGCGCAGATGGAATCCGGCGGCCGCATCTTCGGCCGCGACCAGGGCGGCTTCATCTGATGACCAATCTGGACCTCACGGCCCTGGACGATGCCGTGCTGGACAAGCTGCGCGCCGATATCCACGAGCTGCGCACCGTGGACACCATCGGCGCCGAGGAGCAGCTTACGGCGCCGGCCAGCGACCCGCTGCCGGCCGCCTACACCCTGATCAACGGCGCCGTGTACGACCCGGCAGATGGGGTCAGCGGCTACCAGAGCGGCGACGTCACCGTCACCGTGTTCGTGCGCGCCCGCAACCTGCGCGGCGGCAGCGCGGCCCGCAAGCGCAGCGGTGGCGCCTACGACCTCATCGCCGGCGTCATCCAGACCCTGCTGGGTTACGCACCGGCCACCTGCGGCCCGTTGCAGCTGGTGGAAATCAGCGCGTTCTCCGTCGGCCGCAACAACGCCACCTACGCGGTGAGATTCGCCGCAGACACCTACGAGGAGTCCTGACATGCCCATCCGACACGGACGCAACACGCAACTGCTCCTGCAGCGCGAGACCACCTTCCGCACCCCACCTGCCACGCCCGCCGCCTACCGCATGAAGTGGAGCGAGCTGGAGTTCGGCCGCGACCCCCAGCGGCAGGAAGACCCCACCATCCAGAACACCCCGCTGGCGGTGAAAAAGGATCCCGGCGACGAGATCTTCGGCGGATCGCTCAAGGCCATCCTCTGCCTCAACGACATCGGCCAGTGGTTCACCCTGCTGTGGGGCACGCCGGTGACCACCGGCATCGGTCCCTACACCCACACCTGGACCCTCAGCCTGGCCGCGCGCCCCTCCGCGCTGCTGGAGCTCGGCTACCTGACAGCGAGCAAATACCCGCAGTGGCTGGGCGTAATGCTCAATACCCTAAGCTGGGACATCAAAGAGGCGGACCAGTCGATCAGCATGGAATTCATGGCCGGTGAGGAGGTCGTACCCGAGCCCACCGCGCCCTTCGACGCCGCACCCACCAGCTACGCCAAGAACCGTGCCTGCGCCAAGGGCGGCGAGATCTACGACGTCCAGGGCGCTTCCACCCTGGGCCGCATCAGCAAGGCTAGCGTCAAGATCAGCAACGACCTCGAGGGCCAGAACGTCGCCGACGGCAAGGACGGCTATGGCGAGATCCTGCTCGGCCAGCCCAGCATCGAGGGCAGCGTCACCGTGCTGTTCGACGACGGCACCAACATCTTCGACCACGCCCGCGACCATGCCAGCAAGCCCATGACACTCATCAGCCGCAATGCCGACGACAGCGCCCGCCTGCAGCTCAACCTGCCGGCCGTGGAATTCGACGAGGCCAAGCACAAGATCGCCACCTCCAAGGGCCTGCTGGTGGACACCAACTGGCGCGCACATGCCGACGCCACCGCGCCTACCCTGGTGCTCACCAACGGCATCAGCAGCTACTGATGGAGGACATGGACATGGCAAACAAGACACAGACACAGGCACCGGTCACCTACCACGATCAGCACTACGTGGCACGGACAATCAGGGTCGGTAGGGATGAGCTGCGTGTGGCAAACAGCCGCATCACCGTCACCGACCCGGCCCACATCAAGGCCCTGGACAAGCTCCACGGCCTCGTCAGGGAGGGCAAGTAAATGCTGGTTTTGGGCGGCGTTAAACAACGTGTGGAATGGTCCGATGCCGGCGTCTGGCTCGACCTCGTGCCGCTGCCGGAAGACGCCGATCAGCGCTACATCGAGCAGACTATGACCGAGGTGCGCGACGATGACGGCAAGCTGACCAATATCCACCGCGACACCGCGCGCTACGCGCAGCTGGTCGGCCGCCACTGCATCAAGGACTGGGGCGGCGTAGTGGATGCCGATGGCCAGCCGGTAGCCTGCACGCCGGAAGCCATCGACGACCTCATGCGCATCTCACAGGCGCAGGAATTCGTTTTCTCCCGCGTCAAGGGCCTCGCCCTCTACCGCCGGCAGGAGATCGACGACGCGGGAAACGCCTGACCGCCCTGGTCCGCTGGGTGCGCCAGGGCGGGCCACAGGCGCTCGATGCCCTGCACGATTTGGGCGAGCAACCGGCCGCGGAGGACCTGCCGCCGCCACTGCGCTGGGAGTCGCCACTATGGCGGCTCTATTTGTCCCTGGCCGGGCAATGGAGATGGGGACCGCGCGGCCCGGTAGCCCTCGACATCGGCGTTTTCATGCCGCGGATCGAGGCCAGAGGCTGGGATATCGATGTAGCCCTGGATCTGCTGCGCCGCATCGAGGTGGAATTTCTGACTCCGGAGGAAACCGATGGCTGAACCGAAAGTCCGCGTCGTCCTCACCATCGACGGCAAACAGTACGAGGCCGGCCTGGACAGCGCCGACGACAAGACTGCGCGCTTTGGCCGGACCAGCAAGACCACAGCCGCCGGCGTCAGCCAGCTCTCCGGCGCCGTCAAGCTGCTGGCCGGTGGTTTTGCCGGCATCCAGCTTGGCCGCCTCATCTCGGACGTCAACCGCACCAGCGTCGAGTTCGAGGCCCTTAGAAACAAGCTGGCCTTTGCCACGGGTGGCGCCGAAGAGGCCGCCAACTCGATGGAGTTTGTCCGCACAGAGGCCGATCGTCTCGGCCTCGAGCTGACCACCACAGCCGGCTCCTATGCCACCATCGCCGCCGCCGCCAGGGGCACCGCCCTCGAGGGCGACGCGGTGCGCGATATCTTCCTCGGCGTCGCCGAGGCATCCACGGCCCTGTCTTTGTCCTCCGAGCAGAGCGAGGGCGCCCTGCTGGCCCTCTCACAAATGATCAGCAAGGGCACCGTACAGGCTGAAGAGCTGCGCGGGCAGCTCGGTGAGCGCATTCCCGGTGCGTTCCAGATCGCCGCCCGTGCGATGGGCGTTACTACCAGTGAACTGGGCAAGATGCTCGAACAGGGCCAGGTCATGGCCGACGACTTCCTGCCGCGCTTTGCCGCCGAGATGCGGCGCACCTTTGGCCAGGCGGCAGTAGATAATGCCGATAGTGCCCGCGCACAATTCAATCGGCTGAACAATGCCGTTACAGATCTCAAGCTGAGTATTGGCGCCAGCGGCTTAACAGGTGCGACGGTCGCGGCTGCGCAAGAACTGGCTGGCATTGTCACAGCGCTGAATATGTCATCCGGCGCAGCAAATGACGCACAGGCCAGCTTCGACCCATTGCGACAGACACTGCGTGTCATAGCATTTACGGCCGTCAAACTAAAAAATGAGCTTGTTGATATCGGCGACCTGATGGGTGCATGGGCGGCCGTCGCCGCGGCTGGCGTCGATTTCGGTCCAGGTTATTTTGCCCGTTTTGAAAGTGCCTGGAACACCATCAGCGAAGCACGCAAGCAGAAGCGTGAGCAGATCTTGAGTGACGAACAGGCCTTCGTCGCCGCCCTTGAGGGCATCGGCCAGCCGGCCGCAACGGGCAGCCAGCCGAAAACACCAGGTGTTTCGCCACCGCCAGCCGCTGGCAGTACACCCGGTGCTGGCGGTGCACAGGAAGGCCCATCCACCCTGGAGCAGCAACTCCAGCGCCAACTCGCCCTCTACGGCCGGACCGGCGAAGCCGCCAAGGTCCGCTACGAGGTCGAGCAGGGCAGTCTGGCCAACCTCAGCCAGGCGCAGAAAGACCGCCTCATCGACATGGCGGAAGAGCTGGAATTCCGCAAGGCCAACGAAACCGCCATCAAGGAGGCCATCGCCACGCAGAACGAGGCCATCGAGGCCGACCGCCAGTTCGCCGAGGCCAAGAGGCAGGCAGCGGAAGCAAATCTTGCCGCCATCGAGCAGGTCACCATGACGGAGGCAGAACGAGAGAACGCCCGCTATCAGGAGCAGCTCGCACAGCTCGACGAAGCCGAGCGGCTCAAGCTGGACACGCTCGTGGGTTACGACGAGCTGCGCCAGCGCCTGGCCATCGAGCATGAGCAGCGCTTGAGCAAGATCACGCTCGCAGGACTTACCGAGCGCGAGAAATTCCAGCAGCTGTCAGCGGGCGCCCAGGCCAAGACCATTTTCGGTTTTCTCGCCTCAACCACTGCCGCCGCTGCCCGCCACAATCGAGCCCTGTTCCGCATTAATCAGGTAGCCGGCATCGCCAATGCCATTATCTCAACGCAAGAGGGTATGGCGAAGGCGCTGACATTTGGTCCCATTCTCGGCCCGCCGCTCGCAGCCATCGTTGCCGCCGCCGGCGCGGCGAATGTCGCCGCCATTGCCTCGGCGAAATTCGGTGGCGGCGGCTCAATTGGCACGTACTCTGCCAGTCCTGCTACTGGCCTGCCGACGCAAACGACGGCCGCGGCAGATCCCTATGCCAGCTCCGCCTCAGCCAACACCGCCGCCAACACCGGCGGCACTACCATTATCGAGGTCGCCGGCCGCGATACCGATACCGTCACCCTGGCGCAGATGGACCAGATCTGGGAGCAAATGCAGGACGCCATCGAGCGTGGTGACCGCATCCTGTTCCGCCGCAACAGCGCCCAGGGCCTCGAGCTGACCGAGGCCGCCGCATGAGCAGCGTGACCTACACCGCCACCCGCTCGGTCGTCGCCAGCCATACTGCCGGCAATAACTACGCCCTGGATTTCAGCGCCGGCAAGCTCGACCGCAAGAGCAAGACCGCCCGCAAGACCCACACCTCACGCGGTGGCCAAAGCGAGACCCTGCGCTACCGCCAGACCATAACCTGGGACATCACCACTACCCGCATCAGCGGCGCCAACATGCCCCTGCTGCGCGAGTTCCTCGACTCCGTGGATGGCGGCGAGGTATTCACATTCGACCCCTATGGCACCGCCGCTGCGCCGGACAACCCCGTCAACTGCAAGCTGGACAGTAACGGCTACAGCGAAACCCGCCACGGCGGCACCGATTCATTCCGCGTCTCGTTCCGCGTAAGAGAGATTTAAGGGCCAATCAATGCGCGTTGACAATGTCACCTATGCCGATTTCCGCCGCTCCGAAGCCAAAGACGTCCGCTACGTCATCAGCATCAATTTCGGTGATGATGCCAATCCCCGGATGCACTATTTCACGTCGCATGCCGACTGCGCCGTTCCTGCCGACGCAACAAGCGTCAGCTATGACGTCATCGAGAACATCTCCGGCCAACAACAGAAGCTGGATTTATTGCGCGCACGCTCAGACATCGGCGGAGTGAATTTCAGCGTCATCGACCCCCTGGGCGCAGTCACCACCGTTATCACCGACCAACGCGCCGCCGGCTACGGCCTGCGCCATAAAGAGGTTGTCGTCTATCTCGGTGGTAAAGGCTTTGCCTGGGCAGACTACGTCGTCGCCGCCACCGTCATCATCGACAGCCGCGAATGGCAAGACGGCCTGCACAAATTCAGCTGTTCGGACATCCAGCGCACAACACGCAAGCAGATTTTCGACCGCCGCAAAACCACCCTGCGCAACAGCATCACCCAGGACGATACCGTGCTGCCCGTCTACAGCACGGCCGATTTCGAGTTCAACACCCACGGCCCGAGCTATTCCGATGCGCCCAACCTGCGCGTGATCTACGTCGACATCGAGGACGAAACGGTCCGCATCACGGACAAAGTCGATGCGCCCATCAGCATCACCGGCACCGACATCAGTACCAGTGCCGCAGACAACTCCATCAACAGCACAACCACCGACTTGTCCGTGTTCGCCCAGGGCCAGCAGATCGTCATCTCTGGGACCAATGATGGCATTTACCATATCGCCCAGCCGCCGACCACCAACAAGATCATCGTCACCGAGAGCCTCACGACCACCGCCGCAGGCCCCACAGTCAATATCCTCGCCGATGTCCAGTTCTACAACTGCGTACGCGGCGCGCTCAACACCAAGCCGGCAGAACACAAAGTCGATGCCACTGCCGACGCCGACCGTCGTACCAAGGTCACGGAGCGCATCTACATCGAGATGCCACTGCTCAAGATGGCCCTGGCGGTGCTCACCGGTAACGTCAACGGCCAACCCGACCCGTTCCCCAGCAACTGGACGCTTGGCATCCCTACCAAATGGGTGGCCACCAGCACCTTCACCGATCACCCGGACTGGTGGGACACCACCGACGACACTGCCGGCTTCCAGGTGCGTTTCAATGGTCTGAAAAAACGTGACGGCAAGAAGTTCGTCGAAGAGCAGCTGATGCGCCTGCAGGGTGCTTTCTTGCGCGTGCAGGCCGATGGCCAACTCGCGCTGCGGCGCAAGGCGCGCGTGTCCGCAAAGGCTGCCTACGTCGAGGTGCTGGACGAGACCAATCTGGTCGAGTGGACTGCGCTCAAAGAGGACATGAACGCCGTCCACAATGCGTTTACCATTCACTGGAATGCCGATCCAAAAACGGGCGAGCCAAATCGCCACCTGACGCTTTTCGATCCCTATTCATACGATTTGAATGGCGAAGCCAACCCGCTGGAAATGACCTTTGAGGGCCTCAGTGGATTTACGACTACCCAAGCCACCTTGTCCCTGTTGCGCGACTCCGCGCGAGACATGTTTGCCGGGCCGCCACTCCTTGCGACGGTAAAAGCCCTGCCAAGCTATAACCACCTCGAGCCCGGCGACGTCGTGCGCTGGCGCACGTCATTGGTACGCGATCCGGTTGATGGTGGCAACCTCGACAGATCGTTCATCGTCATTGGTGTGCGTAATGACTGGCTGACTGGTGGTGTGGTCCTTATGCTGTTTGGATCGTCGCAGGAAGCCAAGCCTATCAATGATGCCGAATCTGCAACACTACTACCCGACTCGGCCTACACTGTAGGGCAAGAGATTAGGGCCTATTTAGACGCCAAATACACAGGCGCCAATGGCACCAAATACACGGTTAACGGTGGTGTTCTCCACATTATCGATGATGTGGAATTTGCAGGTGCTGCTGATCTGTCAGTAGGGGGCAACTACTACTATTTGGGTGATGTAGTCTTTGATCAATTAAATAGTAGCGGTAACAAAATCACCGTGCTCATTGATCAGAACGTGCGATTCTGGTTTAGAGGTTTTTATGATTACCGCTGCGATATCGATGGGGTAGGGCGAGGTCTGCCTGGTGGCGTCCGTGAACCTGACGCATCGACATACAGTTATAGTGAGCGGGGCCAGGCTGGGGTACTAGGAAACACGCAAGCTGGCGGCGGTATGGATTTCCGCTCGGTGACGGCACCTAATAATTCTTTTAGGCTACGTGTCTATTCCGCAGAGTATGGGTTCAACAGAATTGCAGGAACGAATTCTGGATACTATTACGGCCTAAAAACTGTTGGAAAATATCAAGCCTTACCGTTCTACTCGATACGCAATAATGGCAGTAGCCTTGACGGGTTGCCAGATGATTTGCGTGGCTCATCGGGTAGTGTTGGTGGGTCTGCATGGCAAACAGGTAGTCTTCCGGATGCTGTCGGTGGTAATGGCGGTAATGGTGCTGCGTCATTGACTGTTGTTTGTCGTGGTATTTCTGCTGGAGCCAGCGCAACGGTCAATCTCAGTGGTGCACCTGGCCAGGACGGCCAACAGATAACATCTGCAAACAGTGGTGGCAATGTCGTCTCAGGTAGTGGTGCAGGTGGCTACCCGTCCGGGTTTCTGATCGTATTGGACGGGCAGAATGCCACCGAGACTGGTGTCCGGGACAGCTTCGTGGCAAATGTCGGTCAATCGAATCTTCTTGGCACAAGAGCTCCAACAAAAACATTCACTGCCGCCCAGGGCGACACAACCCTATATCGCAGCTTCTTCGAGCCATACCAAGCAGAGAGCAAAGTCGACGCCAACCTGCGCATCCAATACGTCCCCGTTAACGACGCCCCATCCCCAGATGCCCCAGACCTCCCAGACCGCCCCCTGACCATTAACGTCCAGGAGCAGGTGTCCACCAAAAACGGCCTCAACGAATCCGGCCTCGAGGTCTCAGTCAATCCGCCAACGGACCCCACCTACCGCGGCGCCCGCCTTGCGATCGCCAAGGCCGGCACAAATTCGTGGATTACCATCGGCGATGCCTACAATACCGAGGAGCTGGTGTACCGCGTGCCAGCCGATGGCAGCACCTACACGATCCGCGCCTTTTCCATCAGCCTCGACGAAAAGATCTCCACCGAATACGTCGAGACAACCCACACCGTCACCGCCGCCGCAGGCCGCGCCGTCATTGCCGCTGGCAACGAAATAGCCACATCGCCGACCGTCGGCCAGGCCACCAACGGCCAGGGCATCGTCCAGCGAGTCGAGTCCATCAGTGGCTACAGCCCAAATGGTGTCGAGAAATTCAAGCTCGACGCATCCACAGGCAAACTCACCGCAACGGACGCCAACATCTCTGGCCTCATTACCGCCAATGCCGGCGCCATTGGCGGGTGGAGTATAACCTACGGAAACCTCGTCTCAGGCGGCCTGACCATTGACGCAGCCAACCAGCGAGTAAGGGTAGACAACGGCGCAAACTGGGCCGAACTGTCAGCCGCCAACGGCTTCCGCGCCTGGGACCAGGTCCTCGGCCTCACTATAGACATACCCACAAATGGTGGGGCGCCAACATTATCCTCTGGCGTGATCAAGGAGATGGAATACCAGATTTACACCTCTGGCGTTATTAAAACATCTGTTGACCCAGCGACCAACGGTGGTGTGATAGTAGACCCAAATGGTGTGCAGGTATTCAATCCTGCAGGGGTACGTACAGTATTCCTCGACGGTGTCAACTCAGATCATGAGATTATCGGGAAAATAACAATAACTGCTGGCTCAAGTGGTGTTACAAACCTTGCCGACGCCGGCGCCCTCGCCGGCCAAGATGACGTCGACTGGCAGCTGCAGGTAACAGGCGCCAGCAAGCCGCAGGACAACGCCACGGTCGGCGCGACGTGGGGCTCAGACATCAACGGCCAGCCGTCGGACGTTGAGCTGCTAAATGATTATGCGGCTGTCGCGAATTACGACAAATACCTCGGCACCGACCTATCCGCCGGCGTATCCAACGCCGAGCGCGTGGATTTCAAGGTCACAAACAACACCGGCACCGACAATATCTGGTACAAGGTCGTCGAGTGGGAAGCTACTGCAAACTACGACGGCATAGGCATCAACGGCGCATTCCAGCATGGGCGTTCTGACCGCCCAACATATTTGCAGATCATCGATTTTGGGTTCAATACAGGCCTGCTGCCGGCTGTTGGGTATCAGAATTTCAAAAAGCAAATGGATCCTGGTGGCTGGGCGCAAATGCGCATTTATCAGGACACCAATACGTCAGGCAATCCGCGAATAACAGTCTATTTTGTCGTCAAAGTCTATTCGTCAGCTGTCTGCTCATTTGACATATTCCGCAAACAGACTGGGGCAACAAAAATCTGGCAACGTGGACTGTCGTTGGGCGCTGGGTACACTCCTGCCGGGACTGAGATCGTCGCTGAGCTCAATCGAGGTGTGCAGGATAATTCTGATGTCACGCGACAAAACTCGTTTGTTCCAACAATCACGTGGGAATTTCTGAATTCAGTTGATGGGTGGGTGCCAGGTAATTGCACACTGACGCCAACAGCAGACTCGATCATCGTTACCCCGACAAATGCCGATCCGATTCCAAGTGTCAACACTAATTTTGACGGTGGCCTGGCACCCATAATCAGGATGCGAGTACGCCGCAATAATGCGGCAGGATCGTGGGATGGCCGCGTGTTCTATAAAACAGCCAGTCATGGCTGGAGCGGCAACTATTACAAGCAGTTCCAGGAGCCTGATAATTTCAGCGAGTACCAAATCATTGAGCTCGATATGGCCCAGCTGACTGCTGGTGGTACTGATTGGATCGACAATACGATCACCGCTATACGTCTCGATTTTTATAACAGCTCGACGACGATTGTCGAAATAGATTGGGTCTCAGTAGGTAAGCGGGCAGTTGACGTCCTGAAGTGGCGTGGTGTGCAGGACAATGCCGACGTAACCGCCCTCAACACCGCCGCCGACACCGCCGCCGTCAACGGCAGAGCAGCCGCAGCGGTGGACAGTGACGCCGCCGCAGGCGCCACATTCACTGGCGCCGATCTCGGTGTCCAGGGCGGACTGTTGCCAAACTGGGC